AGCTCTTGACGAGCTGATTGAACAACTTGGGCGTGAGCGCCAAGTGTTTGGGGATCACTTTGCTGAAAAACGTTTTCAACTTCTTGAGCAAGCAAACGCCGAAGAAGAAATTCTTCGTGAAGCTTACGAAAACAAGGAAATAAGTGAACAAGAATACCTTGATCTTTCCAAAGAACGTTGGCGGCGGTATGCTGAAGACGTAAATGAAATCACAAGGCGGCAAGCTTTAGCAACTCAACAAGTCCAGCTTCAGAATTATCAAACCGTTTTGGGCATGACTGCCGATATTACCGCCCAACTTGGTGATTTGGCCAAAGAAGGGACGGCAGCGCAAAAAGCCTTGTTTGTTGCTCAAAAAGGAATTGCCATTGCTCAAGCAATCATCAACACCGAACTTGCCGCAACAAGGGCATTGGCGGAAGGTGGGTTTATCCTTGGAATTCCAATGTCTGCCGCAATCCGGGCTTTGGGTTATGCTTCGGTTGGCTTGATGGTCGGTCAAACAATCGGCCAATTGGCAACGGGCAATTTTGCTCATGGTGGCATTGTTGGGGGCAACAACTTCAACGGGGATAACCAGACTGCTAACGTTAATTCGGGCGAGATGATTTTGAACTTCAGTCAGCAAAAGCAATTGCTGGATATGGCAAATGGCCAAGCCCCTAATTCGGGCAAAACTAATGTTCAAGTTGTCATACACAACCATTCGGGCGAAAGAGCAACAACCCGCCGTTCCCAAACGCAAGACGGTGAGTTGATTGAGGTCATAGTTGGTGAGGCTGAGAGGCGTATTGCGTCGACAATCCAAACTGGTGACGGAGAAGTTCCAAGGGCGCTTGAAAGCAATTATCAGGGAATTCGAAGGGGGGTTGCGTGATGGCAATGGAAGCATGGCCTAGTTTATTGCCGTTCCCAACAACGGCGTACAAAATCGAACCCAAAAACGCGGTTATCGAAACCACTTTTGAAACGGGTGCTCCTTTGCAGCGTCTTCGTTTTGGTGAGCACTTCGAACTTGTCCGGGCTTCGTGGTTGTTCAGCAACAAGGAATTTTTGATTTTCAAAAATTGGTTTGCAACTAAACTTTTGCGGGGAACTAAGAAGTTTGACATGCAACTTTACCTTGGGGATTCGGTTGATACTTATGAAACTCAATGGGTTTCAGGCTCTGAACCTTACCAAGTTTCTCATCGGGGGGTTCTTTACTGGGGCGTAACAGCAACCCTTTTAGTCCAAGACACGAAAGAAGTTTCCGAAGCTGTCCTTGACATTCTTCTTGAAGGTGAGCAAGGCGAGAATGACTTTTTGGTGGCAATTTCAAATCTTGATTCTTTGGTTGAAATTACTTTACCATCCACAACTGACAACCTCCCATAGCCATGACGGAAACAACAGGAAAACAACTTGGTGACGCAGTTGCATCCCTCATCGAAAATGAAAGTTTTCTGGACAACTACATCGAATCCGATGACCAAACGGATGTTACAACCCCGGATGGCACAATTATGCCGTCTTTCCAAAAGCGGAACGCGCAACTAATTGCAGACACCAACGCCCAAGTAAGCGCTGTTATTAGCAACCTTTCCCAGCGAGAAATAGACGTTATGGCCTACGGTGTCACTAATGACGGTGTCACGGATAACAGCGCCGCGCTTCAAAGTCTTTTCAATGACAGGGGCCCCGGGAACACTTATATTTTTCCACGAGGCACCTACTATCTCGGTAGCCGTGTAGCCAATATACCCGAGCGCACGACAATTCTGGGGGAGGGGCCAGAGGACACCATTTTCCGGCCTGCGTTTAGACAAAATGACTACCCCGGAACGCCGGGCGCATGGTGGGGCGTCTGCTTTGGGGGGTACCCCGATACAGGTAGCGACCCACGCATCCCAGGCGTAAGCATCCGGGGCGTCGGTATGCAGAGCCAGAGCGCACCGCCTGAATGGCAAAGCGGCCAAGCCTACGTCGCTGGCCAGTACGTTGGCTTCAACCACATCGCCACAATCGGCGGCAAAACAGACAACACGGCGCGCGACTGGTATGTGCGCGTTGAAGTTAACCACACCTCAACAGACTTCGCCGCAGACCTGGCTGCCGGGCGGCTGGTGGTCGATGATACCTTCTGGAAAAACTCACTGCTTTGGGGGCGTTATTATGACGACTTCAGTGCGGAGGATATTCAGACGGACGCTCTGGGGATCAAACTTTGGGAGTCTGACAACACCCGTATGGAGCGCATCCGCAGGCGTCACTCTGGCGGTGTTGAGTACCAGACGGACGCGCACCTGGTCAGCTACGCTGGCGGCAGCAACCACGAGCTGGTGAATATCGACAGCCAAGGCAACACTGAGGTCATTGACTTTGGCCGGGTCAATGGCGCATCAGCGCGTATTATTCGCGGAGCCCGCCAAACCACCATGGTGGAGACCGATGAAGCCATCGACACAGGCGGCAGTAACCGCGTGCTGGTTGAGGACTTTGAGCTAGATGGCTTTATTCGTGCTTTCAACATCAAGAAGGAATACGGCGGCGGCAATAACATCACCCTGCGCAACGGGACTATTGACTGTACCAGTCAATCAGGCTCCATTGCTGTGCTGGTCAATGGTGGGATGGACACCATTTTAGTCGACAACGTTCAGGCTAAAAATGCGGCCAAGTCAATGCGCCTGACGGCCTCTGCTGGGGAGACGGTGGCAGGCGTCACCGTTCGAGACTGCAACTTCTCGGCACCTAACTTGGCAGGCTCTATCGGCTTTGAAGTCTTTTCCACATCCAGCTCCACGCGTGGAGACCTTGAGGGTTTTACCATCGAGAACACCAATATTGACACGGATGGGTTCTGCTACCGGGGGCTATTTGGGCGTGACTTTGTGGCCAATGGTGGGCGCTGGCGCAGCCGAAGTGCTGATGTTATCCTGCCGTCGGTGCGATGGTCTGGACGCAGCGTGTATGATGCGCCTAAGTTCAGCAACTGGCACCTACGCGCGGATAATGGGTACATCATCAACACAGCGGATTATGAGCTATTCGGCACCCCTTGGAACGCCGTCAACTTTCACCTAAGCCTGATCGGGTGCGCACCTGATGAGCGCAGCGCCTACGGGCTCAATCTTGTTCGCCCATCGCTGTTTTTGTCCGTTCAAGGCGGGAATGGCTGGCGTGACTTGCCTCACAACTGGGCTGGCCCGTTCAACAAAAGTTTCACAGGCAGCTTTCTCCCGGTTTTCGATGACCCCATCTGGTCGGACAAGGTGCTGACGGTGCTGGATCTCAGCCGTGATGCAACGTGGCCCACGCAGGCCGCCAGCGTTCCCGCCAGTGCCACACTGGTAGACACGTACGGCGGGCCTTCCGACTGGCGCACGGCAAGCAATGTTGGCACAGGCGTCACTTATGATGCTGCTAGTCGTTCTATCCAGCTTCGCAACACGGGCACAACGCTCAAGGTTCTATTGGGAGCTGACACGGGCGCAGGCACGCTAGGGGCGGCATTGGGTGGTACGCAGACACCCTTTTGGGTGGCGCTTACTTTCCGGCTGCCTGGCACAGGTACAGCGGCAACAAGCACACTGGCGCGCCTCGGAGAGCTGGAGGTTCGCACCTTTGGCGCGACCACGCTCGGAATCCGGCATGAAGCAGATGGGAACAGTATCACACCCAGCGGCTGGACGGCCAACGCATGGCAGCAGCTTTTTGCCTACGTTGAGCCCGAGTTGGGGCGCATCTACATCTACCAAAACGGCGCTAATGTACCGGACGGCATCACGGGCGACCCCTATTCGGAACGGTCAGCATGGACGTGGGCAGCCACGGATGAGGCGCAGATCGTCGCAGGCTCAGGCATGACAGACATCGATATTGGCCGCCTGGTCGTGGGCAAGGGCACACTGCCAAACCCGTCGATCTACGCAACCAGAGAACACGCGCACAGTAACTCTATATGGAGCTAGCCCTAGAATTATGAAGAACACCGAATTAGCCTATTTACTGCTAATAATTGCCGTTTCTGTATTCTTTTACAGGGGAACCGGGTTGCAAGCAGCAGATAACACAGTTGAAGAAAAATTACCCAGGTGCTTCGAAATACTAGAAGTTGACGAAAACGGAATGCCTGTCTTGGTTTTAGACTTAACAACAGGGAAGGTTTATGAAATTAAAGAAGGCAAAATCGTTGAACTCCCACAAGCCCCCAAAGTATGACGCCAGCTATTATAAATGTCCTCATTGGCGCCGTTCTCAAGGTAGGGGCGTTCATGTTCACGTCGTGGCTGGAAGACCGAAGCGTCGATAAGCAACGTCAACATGAGCAAAACCTTGCCCTAATTAACGCCAAAAACAACCGCTACCATGAAGCTCACTTTGACGATACTGCTCACGACTCTACCCGTTTTACTAGGCGTGGCCTTGGCTGGATGGTCTTGTGGACATTCTGCCTGCTGGCCGGGTTCTGTGTCTACTACGGAGGAAACGAAATCATTGAAGTACAGCGAACGCCAGGATTCTTTGAGTGGCTCACGGGGAGCGTTGACACAACGACCCGGCCCACGTCGCTAAGAATATGGACTATGGACAAAGTTTTCACAATAACAGAAATTGTTATTGGATTCTTCTTCACACCTGTGGGGAGGCATTCCGCAAAACGTAACGGGTAAAATGACAGCAATCCGAGAAGAAATTAGAGATCGGCCAGTTCAAATAACGCTAAACACAATTACCATGCTGTTTATGGGGGCGATTGCATTCATATGTAAGCAGGCGCTGGGAGACATACGTGCTAACCAAAACGTGAATAACACACAAAACTTGCAGCTCGCTGTCATCACGGAGCAACTCCGCATGGGGACGCGGTACACAGCTGAGGACGCCAATCGAGACTTCGGTAATGTTGTTTTATTGGTTAATGACAATGGTGAAGAGATCGATTATAACCGTGCCCGAATAGACATGAACAGCCAGGAGCTGGAAGATATTCGGTTACACCTGGTGGTTATAGAGGGGCGTGCGAACAAGTCCCAGCAAAACTAATACAATGAAATGTCTAGCTGGAAAGATGCAATTAAAGAAGCTTATGCTTCGGCCCCAAAAGGTGTAGTCATTTACGAGACAATCCAAATACACCATGAGAGCTTTTCACCAGACTTCTTTTTAGTTGACCAAAGAGGAGACAAGTCTTTGCCCCTAGCTGAAGGTGAAGAACCAATTGTTTTCACAGCTTCTGGTTTTCGGTTTACACTCCCACCAACGGGGGAGAACGGAACCCAAGATTTGCGAATCGCAATTGATAATGTTGACCGCCGAATTTCCGATTTTATCAAACAAGTTGTTGGCACAAACACCCCGGTTGTTGTGACTTACCGGCCTTACCTTTCAAATGATTTGACCAAGCCGCAACTTGACCCGCCTTTGCAACTGAACCTTCGAGACTTGAAGATCACAACCCTTCAGGTTTCGGGCCGTGCTTCTTACGCTGATATTCTCAACATGCCATTTCCAAATGAGTATTACACACGAACCCGGTTCCCTTCATTGGGCAACTAACCTAATTGGCAAGCCTTGGTCTGAACAATGGCATTGTTGGGAGCTTGTCAGAGACGTCTACAGTGTGAACTTGGGTGTTGCTCTGCCCTCTTACCCTTCAATTAGCCCAAGAAAGGCTGAAGCGTTCGCAAGGGCAATTCACGGGGCAAGCTTCAAAGATCAATGGCAACGGGTTGGAAAGCCGTTTGAATTTGCTGTTGTTGGTATGTCCCGGCGTCAAACTTTTCACCATGTTGGGGTTTGGACTGAAGCCGATGGGGGGCTTGTTGTGCATGTCCAAGAAGGAACTTGCACGGTTGCAGATTCTTTGCCAGATTTGAAACGCTTAGGTTGGAACCGAATCGAGTTTTTCAAATGGCATACTTTGTAGAAGTTCAGAATCCTTTTGATCGGCGTTTTGACCGGGTGACACAAAGCCCGGAACAAACCGTTTGGGGTTGGTTATGTCAAAAGTTCCCCGGCTTTGTTCGGTTTAATCACCCAACTGTTTGTTGTGTGAATGACGAACCCATTCTTCAAGACGAATGGCGAAGCCGCAAACTCAAAGATGGGGACATTGTTTCGATCATCCCCGTTGTTGGTGATCCGATCACCCTGATTGTCATTGCTGTTGCTGCCGCCGTTGTTGCCGCCGTTGCTGTCACGCTGGCATTGCCTACCCCGCAACCAAAGACACCGGGTAACATCCCCGAACCTGATTCGGTGTTTACACTTGAAGGCCAATACAACCAATTCCGATTGGGGCAACCAATTGAAGTTTGCTTTGGCACAGTTCGGCGTTGGCCTTCTTACGCTGCCGCCGTTTACAACAAATACCGCAACAACGAACAATTCTATTATGCTCTTTTCTGCATTGGGCAGGGTGAACACCAAGCGTTGGATGCTTTGCTTGAGGATACGCAGATCGCAAACTTTGAAGGTGCTGAATTTGATTTTATCGAACCCGGTGAAGATGTAAACCTTTTTGAAAACAACGTTGTGACATCTTCAGAAATCGGGAACATCGAATTGTTTGGGCCAAATGAAAGCGAATACTCTGGCTGGGTAGGGCCTTTTGTGCTGAACCCGGCAGGCACATCAACCAACCGTGTTGAATTAGACTTCATTCTTCCTCAAGGACTCTACTACTCGAACAATGACGGCGGTTTAAGCAGCAGGCAGGTATCTTTTGAGGTTCAATTTCAAAAAGTTGATGATCTAGGCAACTCTGTAGGGGGTTGGCTAGCACCAGATCAATTTTTGCGCATAGAAACGAGGAAAAGAAAGGTTACAAAAGGGTACAAAGGTAAAAAAGCCAAGGCGGGCTCTTGGAAATTAAAAACAGTTACCTGGGAACCGAGTGATGGACTGGGCC